GCATTAAGCACAACTCCGTGCCCTTGTGCCTTCCTCCACTGTGACGCTGGGATTCCTGTTTTGCCCTCCAAAAAATGAGCTACACTTATTGGCTTCTGTCCAGGCCCGCCCGCAAAGATGTACGCATCTGTAATTTTACTGCCCGGCGCCAGCTTATACCGTTCCATAGAGCCGTCCTGTCCCATTGCTGTTACAGTTTGGTTTCTTCCAACGGTTCTGTCCAGGAGGGGAATCTTACCACTTTTGATTCCCTCAGTCAACATTTTTCCTTCGGAAAAACGGCCGTTTTTCTCTCTCGGCTGACCAGGATAATCCATCACTGCCGCGTCCTGTGCAATTGACTCAAAAGGGGCAGATACCTCTCCTCCATACCCCATCCCAGCCAGCGGGTCGCGCAGGGCGGTCACATCCTGGTAGGTTTTCCCGGCGTTGGCCGCGATCTCCTCTTCGGAAATACTGTCAAACATCCCGGTCTCGTCCGCCAGTTTCTTGAGCTCCTTCTGGGCCGTGTCCACGTTGAGCAGCCCCGCCTGATAGCCGGATACGATGGCTTCGCTTTTGGTCTTGGCGATCTCGGCCACCTCCTTCGCCGTGGGCGTCCACAGGGGCGGGAAAGTGATGTCCAGCCCGTCGGGTACCGCCCCCCAGGCTGACATGGCCAGGACCGGCAGCAGCTTTTCCAGAATGGGCCGAAGCTTGGCCTCCCGCAGCGTGTCCACGTAGTCATAGTAGTTCCGAAGGTCGCTCTCCCCGGTGGCGTTCATCCCCGCCGGGGAGCGTCCGAACAGCTTGGTCACCGGAATCCGGGACGCGCCGGACAGGTCGAGGCACATGGAGTCGTAGACCTCCTGGAGCCCGGTGAAGGTGTACTGGGTATTCTTAATCTGGTCGCCCCGGTTGACCAACTGCATGCCGAAATTGGACTTCATCACGCTTTGGGCCTGCATCACGTTCCAGAACCGCCTCTGCTGCTCCCCGGACGTAACGGAAAAGAGCTGGTCCAGGTTCTGCACCTCCATGGTGTCCACGTTGGCCCGGAAGGTGAGCGCGGCCATGTTGGCGGCCACGTTGTCATGCTTAACCACATCATTGTATAGGGCCTCCACCTCGGACTCTCCCCAGTACAGCTCCGCCACCCGCTCCAGGAAGGGCAGGTCGCGGCCGGTGAACCGCACCAGCCTTGAGTGGTGCACCTTCGCCACCGTGTTCCCCCTGGCGTCGGTGATGGAGTAATAGGCGGGCACCGGCTCTCCGCCCTCGAATACCAGCTCCATACCGGGTACCACGCCCTGCCAGCGGTCGAGTATGTAAAGCCCTTGGAAGGTACCGGGGTAAATGCTCTCCAGCTCCAGTGGCTGGCCCAGCATCCCCTCCTGTCCGCGGATCATGATAAGTCCGGCGGCGCCTCCGTACAGCCTGCCCCACCGCAGTCCCTCGTTGACCCGCTCCCGGAGCGCCGTCACGCGCTGAACGCGATCCAGTTCCTTCAGGTGCTCCGGCCCCACCGCTCCGGCGGGAGCGAACCACTTCTTTGTCATGTCGTCCGGGATGATGCCCACCACGTTCTGTACTACCCAGTTGTCCCGGTAGAGGGAGTTGAGCAGGGCGTAGTTGTCCGTCATCCGGGTCAGCGGATACTCTGTGGCCTCCAGCGGCGACTGGGAGCCATAGCCCAGCCGGAACAGCGGGTTGGAAAATGCGTCTTGTACGCTCACCGCCTCGGTATTTGGTTGTGCGCCCCTGGGGCGGCTTTTATTGCGTCTGGACACTTACTCGAACCTCCAGTCCGGCAGTGAATTGATGTAATAGCGCAGGGCGTCCGGCCCGTGGTCCCGCTCCTTCAGGGGCTTCTCATCCCCCCGCTGGCCCGCCTTCTCGTCCCACAAATAGGTGCCCAGTTCGTCCAGCAGGCCGGCACAGGCTTCACTGACCAGAATTTTTCTGCGGTGAAACAGGCTTCCGGTCTTGCGTATGCCGTCCAGCACCTCATTTTCCGCAGGGATGACATACACCCCCCGCCGCCTCAGTTCCTCGATAAACGAGGCCGCCGAGGGATCTACGATCACCGCGCACCATTCCCTGCCCAGAAAGTCCAGAAGGTCGTCGGCATACTCCTGGTCGGTCTTCTGCCGGCGCTCCTTCCGGCTGTCCCAGCGGTACTCCCTGTCCACCCGGATCACTCCATCGTGGTCATAGATGTCCAGAAACACCGTAGGGTTGGCGGTACCGTAGTCACAGGCCACGGTTCTCTGGGAAACCCATTCCAGATCCACCGGGCGTTCCTGCGTCCGGTAGACATTCTCTGTCTGGTCAAACATGTCGTAGATAAGCCCCTCCGACATGACCCACAGGCCCAGAATGTACCGCTGGTAGAACACCCCGGCATAATACATGCTCCGGTATCTGGCCCGGGTGGCCTCGTCCAGCGCCGGGTTGTCCTCCATGGTGAAGTGCAGATGGAGGGCCTTGTGCTCCTCCGCCTTTAGAATCCACTCCTGCCGGAACCAGTGCTGCGGCCCCTCCGGGTTGCAGTTGAACCATAGCTTTGCCCCTGTCACGGAGCACCGGGCCATGGCCTGTTCCACAAAAGAGCGGGGCATCAGGGCCACCTCGTCCAGCAAAACCCCCGCCAGGGTGATACCCTGAATCAGCGTGTAGGAGCTCTCGTCCTTGCCGCCGAACAGGTAGAAGCGGTTCTCCCGCACCCCACGCCGGGCCGTAATTACATGGCCGGAGCGGCTGTAGGAAATGGTGAAGTTCTGCCGCAAATACTGCACCGCCAGAAGCGGCGTCACAATGTTGCGCTCCACCGCTCCTACCGACTTCCCACAGAGTGCAAACGCGCAGCCGTTGAAACGTCCCATTGCCCACAGGAAGAAGGACAACGACATGACTGAGGTTTTTCCCGACCGCACCGCGCCGTCACAGATAAGCGCATCATAGTCCCGGTATGGGAAACGCAGAATCTCCCTCTGCTTTTCAGAGAAGCCCATTTCCCATCTCCTCCTTCAGCGACGCGGTGATCGGATCGTCGTCCATGTCCTGCATACCGCCGGCGCCCGCCGCCCCCTGCTCTCCCAACAAGTCAAACAGCACCTTTGCCGCCTTCGCGTCGCCCTTGGCCGCCTTTAGGGTCAGGCCCGCAATCACCGCCATCTGGTTATCCACATCCTCCGGTTCTACGCCGTCACGGGCCAGCTTGTTCCATGCCCGCTTGTCCGCCACCGGGAGAGAGAGGTACAGGTCTGCCGCTTCTCTCAGGCTACGCTTTCGCCGCCGTGACGCGCCGGATGCACGACCACCTTCACGCCCGAGTTCTCTCGCTTCGCTCTGGCTTCGCTGATCCATCGGTATAAGATTCTGTTCATTCGGCATGTCACCACCTCTCTGTCGTTTTTTTTTGGTGCCACCGCCTACCTCGTGCAGTAAGCAGCAGCGTAGGGGCCCGATATTACCCGCCTCGGTGCCGGGCGGTAGAAAAGGAGGCGCAGAGGTATACACCTCCACGCCTCCATCCTACATCAGGTGTTTGGCTTTTGTGGTTATTCTTTTAGTCCAGTAACCCGCGTTTCTGCGCTACCAACATCAGGAATGACCGTTGCCACCGCTTCGCGGTCTCGTACCCGCATGGCACCTCTAGCGCCGCTCCCTGAAGTGTGTGAGTCTTGCGGAAAAACACCATGCCGATCACGGCAAGACGGCTTTGCCCCTCTGGCATCTGCCCCGTCTGTGCTATCGCAGATGTAACCGCCGCGGCTTCGGCTTCTGTTGTGTAGTCAGGGTACCGCCGAAGGATTTCCCGGACATAGCCCCACCACGGATATTTGGGTCTACTCATGCTCGCCCTCCTCCGCTGGCTGCTGGAGCCAGTTCAGCCGACATTGACGGCACGACACTCCGTCGCATTGGCAATCCTCAAAATCTCTTATGCAAATCCCGGCTATCATAAGCCATTTTGCAAGCTCCTCGTCGTCCATGGCCCGGATGCGGTCAGAGTTGGATAGGCTCTGATCCGGGCAAGGGCCTTGCACACAATACGATGTTATGCCGTCTGTGCTGTGCTTTTCACACAGACCACCAGGCTTATAGTAGACACAGGGGTATTCTAGGCTCATGCAGTTTCCTCCCTCTCCGGCGGCCCATCAAAGGCCACCCAAACCTGACCATACAGAGAGAGCAGCAGGCCCCGGCTGTCTGCCTCGTGCTTGAGGCACAGGCGGCCGTTGTGGATGTGAGTGGCAATCTCCAAACCGCCCCATTGGAGTTGCGCTATCCCTGCTCCCTCAATGTAGATTGGGGTCTCCTGGGTGATGGATTCCACCTCTGCGCGTGTGTATTGGTGTCTCATGACGATACCTCCGGCGGGCGGCGGTAAGCAAGCCATCCTGTGCCATAGTCATCGTAAATTGCAAAGGAGGTTATATTTTCACACCCGTTTGGACCGACGATCATCCAACTCCCCTTGGCCGAATCGTTCTTTGGACAGCACCACACCGGCTCATCATCCATCTCCCGCAGCTCCTCCAGCGTCAGCGGCTCGTTCGGCTGGGCAGCTTCCGCCAGATTTTCCATTTCCGCAAATTTCTTTGAGTAGTCTGGTTTTTCCAGCGTATACCCAGCAGCAAAAATTTCCAGTAGTTGCTCCGCTGTAAAACCTGTTACGATCTGGAGCTTTGTGTACAGCTCGTCAAGCTCTCTCACTCGATTCACCCACTCGTTCGGCGGGGTGAGGGTGGGCGCAGTGCCTGTTCCGTTTCTTGCTCCGCAGCGGCGGCAGAAAATAAAATTTTCGCTGAACGTTTGCTCCCCGAAGTCCTCTCGGAACTCATGATAATCGTGGCAATTCGGGCAGATATATTGAGTTGTACCCTTTTCTGTTTCTCTACGTATCCATCCCATCCGTTTTCTCCTTCCCGCAGGGCAACCACCTA